ATTCGATACTACAACTGGTGATTATTATTCTAAGACACATGTTTATAATAAAGACAAATACACAACATTATCAGATAAACCAATATTGAATTTAGACGAAAATGAAGAATTTAAGAAAGTGGCAAAAAGTGGTGTTGCTGTAAGAAGATTTACAAAACAAAGATTTTTACATGATCCTTCAGAAGAGGAATCTGGTCAAGATGGTGTGGGATTGCAAGATGATTGGGTAGGTAATCGAATGGCATCTATGCAAAACTTAGATCAAAGCATAGTCTATCTAAATGTACCGGGCAACAGCGAAATGAAAGTTGGGGATTTGATTGAAGTTAGAAAACTTGTAAATGAATCTCTCATCGAAGACTCTGGAGAAAATTTAAAAGAAAAAGATGTGCTAGGTACTGGTGTGTTTCTAATCACTACAATTTCACATGATATTGGGTTAAAGAGTGGTGGTCCTTCTGATGCAATGTCAGCAACATACATTATGCGTATTAAAGCAGTAAAAGATTCTAAGGGAGGCGAATATGCCTAATGATCATTTGGGTGATCCCAGTTTTAGATGGTGGTGGGGATGTGTAGAGGACAGAATAGATCCTTTACAAAAGGGAAGAGTTAGAGTACGTATCCACAGTTATCACAGTCCATTTAAAAAAGACATTCCCACAGACGCTTTACCTTGGGCTGAAGTCATTCAACCAGCAACAACAGGCAATACACCACAAGGTGCTCCTGTTGGATTAATTGAAGGATTATGGGTATTTGGATTTTTTAAAGATGGTGTTGAGTGCCAACAACCAGTTGTGCTAGGTTGGTTGCCCACTTTACCGGAAAATCCACCAAAAGAAGAAACTTCAGGCTCTGATACTTTACAACAAAAAGATTCAGAGGGAGAAACGTTCCAAAAAAATTATGGAGATGGGTTTAGAGATCCAAGAAAACAAGAAGATTTAAAAAACTTTCCATCAAAAGAAGTTAAAAGAGAATACCCATTTGGTAAAGGAAAGAAAACTAAAGACCGTGGTGTTCAATTAACAGAACAAGAACCAAAAAAACAAACGGATCGTTTTGGTAGAGCCATTGCTATAAATGATGCGACTAAAATTAAAGATACAATTATTGGATTGAAGAAATTAAAAAGACCAGAAGGATTATACGATCAAGCGTATGTTGCTGATATTGAAGTAGAAGAAGAATTTAAGTGTGGTGTTGTTAACTTAAATGGTAAAAATACTGGCACTTTAAGTGGATTGGGTTCTGGTGATAATTCTGTAAAAAGTAGCATGGAATCTTCTAAATTTGATAACTGGAAACTAGTAAAAGAAGAACCACTGAATAGTGCAAATAAAAAGATTTTAGGATAATAATATGTCTAATTGCGATGATAATTTAAAACCAACAGAACCAACTACCAGCACTTCTGGTATTAGAAATAATAAACCATCCTCAATTTTACCCCAACGCGAGCGCACCCAAAGAACAACTATTACTAAAGGACAAAAAGTAACCGGAGGAATAACTGCGGCAGATTTAACGGAAGATGGAACCGTTGGTGCTTCTTCTGGTTCTGCTAGTGGAGGTGGTGGAGCTGGTCAAACAACACCCAAAGGTGGAGTCACTGGTAGTTCGTCTCAAGCGCAAGCCTCTGCGGAACCAGCAAAAACAAAAGAACAAATACAAAAAGAAAAACAAAAGAAAAGCGACGACGAACAAGTAACGCAATCGAATAAACAATGGACTCAACCAGAAACTGAACACGGCAGAAAACAAGGCGAAGAAATAGAAGGTAAAGATTTATATCCAAATCAAGAAAAGAAAAGCAAAGAATTTAAACCAGTATCAATATATCCGTTTAATAAAACACATCAAACGGAAAGCGGTCACGTATTTGAAACTGATGATACACCTGGCAGCGAAAGATTATCAGTTTTTCATCGTTCCGGTACAAATCTAGAAGTTTATCCTAATGGTGATTTCGTAGAGCAGCATGTAAGAGATAGTTATTTTCATGTCTTCCGGGATCAATATGTTCATTTGGGTGGTTATTCTAGTGTAACCATTGATAAAGGTTTAAAAATTCTTATAAATGACGATGAAGAAGAAAACAGTAAAGAAGAAAATGTAAATTTTGATATTCATGTGGCGGGAAATGCGAATGTTAATATTTACATTCATAAAGGAAATATGAATGTTTCTTTGGTGGAAGGTGATGCAAACATACGTTTAAACAAGGGTGACGTAAACATTCGTCAAGATGAAGGAAATTATAACCATACGGTTGCTGGTGACTATAATTTAGAAGTCGGTGGCCACATGCATGTTGTTGTCGGAGGTGATGTAGTTAACGAAATAGGAGGAAGCAGAGATGAAAGAATTGATGGGGAATTCGATCAAAAGTATCTGTCAAACTCTTCGAGTTATTTGGGCGAATATTTGTTGGGCGATAAAAGAACTTATGTCGGCGGAAATCAAGTAACTGAAGTTGTGGGTAGTATTAATGAAAAGGGAGAACACAAAAAACAAGAGTTGCAATCTCAAGAAAAAACAATTAATGGTTCCTTTGTTACTAAAACTGGCGGTAATTGGTGGTTAGCATCGACTGCAAGTATACAAATAGACGGTCTTTCCGAAGTTACAATAAAAGCAAAAAAGAGTATGGATATATTTGGCGCAGAGTACACCGGCAAGTTTAGAATATATTCTGGAAATATTCTGGAATTGATTGGAGAAAAGTTCACCGTATTGCGATCTGCCACAGACAAAATAGAACTAAAAACACCAAAAGATGTAACTTTAAAAACTCCTCTTTTATACAAACCAGACGATAAAAAGGCACCACCATTTACAGCAGATCCAAAACCAACGAATTTTGACAACCCAAGTCAATATGAAACTTCCAAACCATCCGAAACAGAGTCATTTATGAAAAATAACAAGAAAGAATGGACACCAACTGGCGCCAAAAATTCATAAATAAAGGCACGCAATTTATTAGGGTATTTTTATGTTGTCAATATTCAAATCAATCAGTCCTGAAATGTGGTATGCTGCTGGTGTTTCGATTATATCTTTTGCTATGGGGACTAGTTTTGCGTTACTAAAATTACTAAAAAACACAAAAAATAAAAAACATACATTGTTTTCCAACAATGGCGCAGATTTTACAAAACTGCACACGCAGGTAAATGAAGTATTGACAGAGGTAAGAATACAATTAGACTGTGCAAGAGCATATATTGCACAATTTCATAATGGTGGTGATTTTTTTAGCGGTGAAAGCATATTAAAGTTTTCAATAACACATGAATCTTGCTCTTTGGGTATAGAACAAACTATAGATCAACAACAAGGAGTGTTATTGACTAGATTTATAGAAAAACTTAAAATATTACAAGAAGATGAAGCCAGAATAATTTTTACCAATACATTAACTGATAGTCACTTTAAAGGATTTATGGAAGCACGAAACACAATTGCATTTGTAGTAGTTCCCTTAAAGAAGGATACCAGTTTATCCCCATATGGTTATATTTGTTGTGAATGGTGTTCTTGGAATCATGCCGAACAAATAAATGCTGATTTTGTTCTAAATTTTCTTAAAAAAGACATACGAATCTTAAACACTTTACTGATTAAACACTAATGACAAAAATTAAAATAACAGATTTAAGTAACGATTTTACCAGCAACCCAATAACTGGTGATATATCTGTTAAAAAAGATCTGGATGCGGTAAAGCAAAGTTTGCGTAATTTGATGTTTTTGAAAAAGTTTGATAAACCATTTGATCCACTAATAGATGTGGGATTAAATGAGGTATTGTTTGAAAATTTCCCAGATGCAATTTTATCTGATATTATTACAAAAAAAGTAGAATATATAATTTCGAAATATGAAACACGAGCATTATTGCAAAAGGTAGAAGTACAAAACTTTGACGACAAAAATTTGCTGCAAATAGACATAACTTTTACTTTAAGAAATGAAGATCAAAGCACTCCACAGAGTCTACAAATAAATCTTG